TGCTTTTATTTAGCCTTTTGGCAAAAATCACGCACCTTGAGGGTTATTTCTCTGCCTATTTTGAGCGGCAAAAGCATTGGGATCAAAGCGATTCACAGCTTTGGCATAGCCTGCAGGAGTGGCCATGACCCAGCCTTCTTGTCCCGGATGCTCTAGATCCGCTTGCTTTAGGATATCCATCTTTAGATCATGCAATAACAAGAACGCTGTAAATGCCGCTGCCAGTGCAGGGGTATTGCTAGTAGGGCTTTCCAAGTATTCCACAATGTTGCGGAACTTGCTGGGAGTTACCTTGCTTTGTAACCATTCACCAAACTCAGGCAACAGTGTTTGTGGATTCAGTGGTGCACCAACCTTGGTGTTGATGTAGTCCACGCACAGTTTGGCAAGGTCGGTGATCTTGTGTGCCCGCAGTTCAGCAGGGTTAAACAAGGTAGCAATGGCAGCACCATCTGTACGAATCAACTGCTTGAGTTGTTTTACTTTGGCAGGTTCAGCAGTCAGCGCCCGGGGAGTTGCAGGACGCTCTAGCATGAGTCCAGGAACTTCATTAAACGTCACACCCTTTAACGGCTGACGTGCATCGCCTGCATCAGAGTACATGCTGTGTACTGCAATGCCAATGTCACTGTTGGCTATGCGTTGTCCCAAGTTACTTCGAGCTGGAATTTTGTACTCAACAGTGTTGGGACGGAAAACATAGTTTCCTGCAATCTCAGGAGGTGTTGACATGTACAACAAGTCGCCTTTGACATAGCCACGGAAATTGGCGGGCAAACTAGCTTCCAGCACAGGGAATAGCTGTGCATACAAGTTGATCAGTTCATCACGATTTCCTGACCGTGTGCGTTGAATAGCTGCCATCATTTCTGGACTGGTGGCAAGACCGTCGTAGCCTTTAGCTTCAAATCCTGACCCATCAGTTAACACAAACTCGCCTGTGGCGGGTTTACGACCCCAGATCACAGCAGGTTTGCCGTCCCACTTGGCAGTGGTTGTTTTGGGATTTTCAGTGGCGTGTTGTACAATTTCCAGTGCGTCTTGAATGCCTTGTGTGCCACGACGAAACACTAGATCTTCCAAGTGTTCAATGCCCTTGGCTCTGCCGCCCACACCAGGCTCTTCTGCTTCTACTAGAGCAACATAGCCACGATTGACAATACGATCGCGCAGGCGTCCTAGGAAACTCACATCATCTTCTGACACTGACAGTTGAGGTTCTTTTAATCCTTCACGTGCTAGATATTCACGGAAGTCTTTTAGCTTGGCATCTTTATTGGGATCATTGCTCAATGCGGCGTAGATGCTTTCCACATTCTTTAAATTTTCTTTTGTGAATGCAGGACCCAATAACACTCGTGCCACCTGGCTGGCATCCAGGCCGCCTTTGACCAGTTCTTCAGTTGATCGACTGAACATGCCATTTGCACCCACTTTGAACCCCAGGGCCTTGGCCATTGAACTCATTAGCACATTACGATGCATGCCTTTGTATGCGGAGCCGTCAGCACCGCCATAATAGAACGTGCCCCAGTCTAGATCAGGAAAAAACATAAAGTCAGTTTGCACATAGCCTTTGTTGGGATCGCCGGCAATGGGAGTACGGAAATGTACTTCGCCTTTTTTCACAACCCATTCACGCGGGTCAAGATTTTGACTGGTCACAATCTTTTGTAATGCACCAGCCAATTGATCTTTATCAATTTCATTTAGGTCCACAGCAAGATCTAAATCGCCAGATGTGGGTTTGCGACCTGTGGATCCCAGCCAACGTTCCGGAGGAAATTGAATTCCCAGAATGTTTTCGATATAAGCAATAGTTGCAGGCACATCTGCTTGATTGATACGTTGTGTGAGTGGCTGGCCCTGCTTGTCTTTAAAGACATTGCCGCCTTCTAATAGTTTAGCTAGATATTTCATGTTAAGGCTGCGGGTTTTTCAGTAGTTTTTGTTGCAGTGTCAATGCCATTTTGTGAGAAGGGTCATTGGCGTTGTAGGGTTTGCCATTATACAACGCATTACCGCTAGGGTCAAATGTCACTGTGGCAACTTGATTGTTGGCAGCATCGTCAGCCCCTTGACTGAAGTTTTTAATGCTTTTGGCACGTTGAATACTTGTGGCCAGGGGCAGCCAAACATCAGCTCCAGGATTGGGTTTTTGTGTGTTGGCAATGGCAGCGGTGATCTGTGGCTTGATTTCAGTTTTTAACAAGTTGGCCTGCCCAGATCCATCGTCTTTTAATTCGCCAATGTCAACACCAGCCAGGGCATTTACAAACTGATATAATTCTTTTTCCAGTACACCACGATCAAGTTGAGCCGCTGACGTAACAGGATCGTTCGTTTTTGGGTCGACAGATTTCAACAGTAGTTGCTGAACATTTTGTGCCCAACGTTTTTGCATTTCTTTGGCCAATGGTGCCAGTAATGTCTTGTTCATTTCGCCAGCGGCACCTTGACGTAAATTACTAGCAACTTTTGGTCCAAGACGGGTTTGGTCCAAGGAATCCAAAGGATTGGCTACCCCTGCTGATTTGTACAGCATGTTGGTAAGCCCAGACACTACATCTTCTTTTATTGGCTTGCGTGTTATTTCATGAATCTGCATTGGTTTTCCTAACGGATCTGGAAAACTTTCCAGCATCCTTTGTTCTTATGGCATTGAGCAATTTTCTTGTGAGATTTTCTGCTTGTTCAGCACCAAACTCATGCTCAATTTGTTCTACTAATCTGATGGCACTGGCGATGATATTGTCAGCACGACTTTCGATTATCAGGCGACGATCACGCTCAACATACATTGAGTCTAATTCTTCTAACAAACTGCGTGTCTTTTTTTGCATTCGATCAAGAGCCTTTGGATTATTTAGTGCTTTTTAGATTCTAATAAATATCTATTACTGCTTTTAAAGCCAAGGAACACAAATGACCAGTCAAATCAATCCATCAAATATCGATGCTACATATCCTGTAGCAGGGCAACCCAATAACACACAGGGTTTCCGCGATAATTTCACTGCCACACAGACCAATTTCAACTATGCCGCAACTGAAATAACAGATTTACAAAACAAAGCAGTACTAAAGGCAGCACTCACAGGCACCACGTTGGACAACAACATGAATGATGCACTGCTTTATGCTGCCAAGATACAAGATTTTAGCGCAACTGCGGTGAATCTTACAACCACTTCGGGACCAGTCACAGTGGATTATACCACCGGACATTATCAAAGACTGGCACCGTCCACTGGCAGTGTGAGTTTGGGTTTTGTGAAATGGCCACCCAGTGGTAGTTATGGTTATCTTAAATTGCAAATTGTTGTTACCAATACTGCTTACACAGTGACATTGCCTGCGTCTGTGACACTTGGTGTCACTGGTATACAAGGATATTCGGGCGGAGTTATTACATTTGCTGCCACAGGCACATATGAATTTGGATTTGGTACTAGCGATGGTGGAACCACAATCACTGTGTTTGATTTAAATCGTCCGTTAAGTACATTTTCTGGTCCAGTGAATATCACAGCCAACACAGTGAGTACCAGCACTACCACAGGTGCATTAACAGTTGCTGGCGGTGTAGGTATTGTGGGCAACATAAACATTGGCGGTAATTTAAAGACTTATACCAGCTCAGGCAATGTGGCGTTTCAGGCTCTGGACACTGGCATTGTGGAATTTAGAACTCCTGCCCTGATCCCGGCCAACACCGCTGGTGCACTAAACATTGTGGGCAGCGCCGATGGTTCGTATCAGCCAGTATACAACACTGGAAGCATGGTGCATGTGACAGGCAATGATGGTGTGTCATGCAGAACCACACTTGACACATTTGGAACCGGCGCTGCCGTTCAGTCATCACTGGTAATGCGATTAGCTCGCGGCACAGCGGCCGCGCCAACAGCAGTGCAGTCTGGTGATATTTTAGCACGAATAACTGGTTCAGGATTTGGCAACGCCAGTGGCTATGTGTTGGCCGCAGGCAACATTGGAACCTTGGGTATTGACTTTGTTTCCTTGGAAAACTACACCACTGCCAACGCAGGCAGTGCTTTGAAGTTTTACACCTCGCCTGTTGGCGCTGTTACCAAAACACTCAGCGCCAACATCACTGCCAATGTGAGTACATTCCCAAGTATATCAAGCACAGGCAACGTTCTTACCAGTGCAGGTAATGTGCTAATCACAGGCGGCTTGGGAGGAGTGGGGTATACTAATGGTGCTGGTGGTGCGGTTGTGCAGACTGGTAACAAAGGTGGTGGCGTTGGACTCAACAAACAGTCTGGTGAGATCACCATGCAAAACACCAACTTGGCTGCAGACACTATAGTAAGTTTTGTATTGACCAACACCACAATTGGTGCAAATGATTTATTAGTATTACAGCATCAGAGTGGTGGCACACTGGGTGCGTACACTTTCAATGCCTCTTGTGCAGCAGGTAGTGCCACAATATATGTTAGAAACAATACTGCTGGTACACTTGGCGAAGCATTGGTCATACGCTATGCTGTGATCAAAGGTGCTGTTGCCTAATTAATTTGTAAAATTCAGGAAACGTAGAGGCTAGATCTTGTTTGCGCAACAGGTCTAGCTTTTTTGTTGTGCTCCAAAACTTTGCCCATAACTCGGGTTGATTGTCTAGTGGCATGTCCATGAAGTCTAGTATGCTAGCAACTTGATGTCCGGCTCCTGCAAGATGTGTTCTAACTTGTGCTTTGACTAGATCAGGCAACACCCGCACATTGATATGTTGTGGATGATGCACCATGTTAAAGAAGTAGCCTATACCACGCTGTTTAAAATACTGTTCAATGTCTTGAATGTACCAGATGTTGTAGGCACACACAGTTACACAAACGCACATGCTGATATTAGGGTGTTTGCGTACTAGTTCTTGATAGCGATCCAGATTCTTTTCTACTGTACTCCAAGTTTCTCCATAGCGTATGTAATCAAAGTGCGGGCCAATACCATCTACACTGATATCTAGTGCCACATGTTTGAATTGGGTCAATGTATCAATGTATCGTTGATTCCAAATTGTACCATTGGTATTGATGTGCAGACTTTGTTCATGTGCTAGATTTTTATCCACAGCCTGTTTCAAGATGTCAAACACATTACTCAACAGCATGGGCTCAGCACCATAGATGTCATAGTATTTGACATCAGTCAACCAGGACTCAAGTTCTGTCCATAATCTAGTGTTTTCGGGTTCGTAACTACTCTTAATTCTTCCCCAGCTGGCCAGATACTTTTTGTAGTCAGGTTCTTGCTTGTGTGCTTCTAGTTCCCAATAGTCACGATACCATTTGCTTGACACTTCGGGCCAGCATGTTCTACAGGCCAGGTTACAGGTGTTTCCAGGTTTGAGATCAACCAGCTGTGGACGATGTGCGTTTTGTGGCAGGTACTTGAACTGCTGATTGGCCACAAGTCTTCGACTGCTACGTCCGGCATTTTCTTCTGCCCAGCAAGCACTACAGTTAGGGTGCTGAATGCCTGCATCTAGGTCTGCTTGTATCTGTTGTCTAGTAGGACTAGTCCATGCATCCTGCAATGTGTTGACGTCAAGGTACAAGTCTTGTTGATTGTTGTCCTGTAGGTATGTTTGGCTGTGACAACACAACAGGCATCTGCCCGAATTGTGTAATGCAATGCCTGAATCTGCCCAGGCGCAATATAATGTTGACTCTTGTTTCATGTTGTAAATATGTATATGGAAACTACCCTCAACACTAAATTCATTGGTATTCGACGCTTTGTAAGCGAACTAAAATTAGAGTTACCATTTGAGCGAGCGCAGATTATCCAAGAACTTGATAGCGAAGCGTGGGTGCCGCACGGAGACGTTGCTCCTGTGGGACACAATCCTTGGCCCAACACACGCTACAAGTGTCTGCGCCCGCAATGGAAGCATAAAGCACTCACTGCCGTCAGTAGATACTTTGGCAGCGTAGAATTCAAGCGTCAAGCCATTGACTGGATGTATCAAGAGTACCACGGTATTGATGTTACTTGGGGTATGGGTGCTGATGAAATGTGCCGTAAATCAAGAACACACATTGAGTTTACCAAAGACATGCCTGGCTTTGTTAACGACATACACACAGATTATCGTCAACTGATTGCCACAGGTATGATTTATTTCAGCGATCACGACACTCCAGATCTAAGTTCTTATTTTTACACTGATCAAAATCGCAGTAATCCCACACGCATTACAACTGCATTTGGAGATGGATGGTGGCACATGAACAACTACGATACCTGGCACGAGGGATGGAATCGCACTGATCAAGTGAGATACAGTGGGCTATTGGGCTTGACTATCTACACCGCCGACTTGCCTGAAGACGATCCACAATTCCCACACTGACGATTGCATATAACCAAGCGTCCTTGATCAAACTCAGGGATAGACCAGGTTTTTTCAATTTCCTCAAACCAAGCCATACACGCTTCCAAACTGTGTTCTATAGCATTGTTAAAACCAATCATGTGTGAGAACTGTGCATTGGCAGCATCGTGCCAGGCACCTCGTCCAAATGTTTTTGGTTCAAATCCAAGATAGCAACAAGGATACACATCTCCTGTGCTGGACACATAGATTGATTTTTTCTTTTCAACTTCACATGCAATAGGTTGCGGAGTTTGCCCTTGTGTGATTTCTTCAAATGTAGTTGACCCATTGATCCGTCGATTTAACATGTCATCAAAACTGCTGTACCACTCCGGCTGTTGACCAATAAAGTGCGTGAGTTTTCCTTTGCGGTCAAACACAGGCCCGACATTTCTGCCATAGTCCATGAGCTGGAAACGTTTAAATCCCATGCTCTCGCTAAGTTCACGTGCTGTCTGTTGCTGATGACGGTTGTGATCAAAGTCAATCATACGCCAAGTAGCATGCCCTCCCGCATCAATAAATGCTCGAGCATTTCGAATCACTGTGCTGTACACAGTATTTTGTCTGTACAGGCTGTGTGTATCTTCTAGGCCATCAATGCAGAAAAACACACAGACATCAAGTTCAGCAAGCCTTTGCCAGAAGTCTGCGCCACGTGCTCCGCCATTGGTGCTGATACCTACGTGTATACGTGATGAATGCGATTGAAAATATTCGATTATATCAATAGTCTCTGTATTCATTACTGCATCGCCAAAGTTACCATTGATATACAATTCATCTAGCTGTTGAATAAATTTAGGTTGAAAAATGCGTTGCGCATCTTCAAGTGTTAAGTCGCGCTCAGTGTACCCATTGTTGTATGGGTATCCGAAGAAACTTCTAGGGCACAATGGACAATTTGCATTGCACCTACTAGAAATTTCCAAATGTACATGACGTATTTGGTCAAATGCGTACATTAGCCAGTTTTGATCTTTCCAAGTAACTGTCTGAGCTTGGCGCTTTGCACGTCACCATCTACTTTGGCCGGTGGTTGTTCCCATGCAGGAGTTCCTGTAGCTCGCTCCCAGGATGTGGACTTGGGAGTGTTACCTTCTATTTCATCTGCTGCCTTGACTTGACTACGAGCTTTGATACTATCCATTAGAGAACTTTGTGGCTTGTTGTAGCCTGTGCCCTCGTCGCCACCTTCGTCTGTGATACGCATGGTTTCAATATTGTATTCCAAGTCAATCTTTTGTCCCACACCTGTTGATGAGCGAGACTTCATACACTGGATCTGATACTTGCCGCGCTCTTTCATGGCACGACTTGTAAAGATACCGAACACGTTATCCGCTGTGTTGATCTTGGAAATACCACCTGAAATGTGTGAGTGATCAAACTCAATCTCTTCCACAGCACTACGATTCAACTGCGATGCTGTTACCATTAGCACGCCCAGTTCCTTGGCCAAGTTACGCAACTCCTCACTCACGTACTTGTCTTTGACAAACAAGTCATTGGGACTGACTTTGGCAGAGACTGGCATCAGCAAGTCCAAGTAGTCAATCATCATAAAGTCCACTTTGATGCCTGTTTGGATCTGTACTTCTTTAATGTAACTGCGGATGTCGTTAATGTTGCTTTGCGCTGGCAATGCTTTAACACGATACTGTCCAGACTTCTTGCCCACAAGCATGACCTTCATTGTGGTTGTGTCAATGTCCTTGCGAATATCTTTGGTGCTCATTTGCGTTAACATAGCATCTGTACGCAAACTTGTGAGCTCTTCTGAAAGTTCTAGTGTAATATACACACCACTCAAACCTTGTTGTAACCAGTTCAATGCAATGTTCATCATCACAAGCGATTTACCTGAGCCTGATCCACCTGCAAAGATGTTGAGTTCACCACGGCTGAATCCACCATACAACAACTTGTCCAGTTGTGGCCAACCTGTTGAAACTTGCCCACCTGAATTAAAGTACTTGTTAATACGAGCACTGGGATCAGCAAAGTAGTCTGTACCCATGTCTTTGGTCAAGCTAATCTGCACGGCGTCTTTGATCAGTTTCTCTACTGGATCAAACTCGCCCTTTTCCAACAAGTCTGCTGCCTTTAAAATAGCACGTTCAAGTTCTTGACGTTTGGTAAATGCTTCAAACTCCTGCATGAACCAATCATAGTGTCCTTGATTCAAGTCTGGCACTGGCGCAAGTTTAACTCCTGTGGTTGCAGAAATCTGCAACCTGTCGGGCATGGTCTTGTGCTTGTCACTGTGTTCTTTGATGAACTCTGCGGCTTTGCGCAG